AGTCGGAGAAGATTGAGGAACAGGATGCACGGTAATATTTGCGCGAGCGGACCCTAAGAATTCAGGCCGCTGTTGGCGTCCATCGTCGGAGAGGACCCCAAAGTGGGCCCTCACGACTTCTGTATAACGGGTCCCAGATCGTGCATCACGTTCCAAGAGTTTTTGAAGTTGGAAGCTTTCACGCCAGACGTTAACGGACATGGCTTCAGCAGAGGAAAGATCAGCATAGAGACCCTGAGCGGGAGCCAAGCTGATTTGAATTGTTCCAGCGTTAGCGGACAGGTTCCCCTGTCCAGACCCGGCGACTTCGATACCACCATCCGGAGCGAGATTATTTGTTCCGGCTTGGAACACACGCCACCCAGGAGCATTGTCAAAGCGGTTTACCACCGCTTGAGAGCCAATTGGGACGACAACATCGTCCCCTTTTTGAGCGAACGGAAGAGCAGAAGTAAAGAAGTCGTGGGCTTTGGAACGACGAAGGATAGGATAGGCCGAGATATTGTCCGGCCCATCGCCCTTATTAATAATGGCGGCGACTTGAAGATTTTGGTCCTTGTACCATTCATTCCAAATGAGATTATAGGCACGGAAAGGAAGAGCAGAGACGGAAACGTTGGCAACACCAACAGGAAAGCCGAAATAATCGGCAATACCACCCGTCAGGAATCCGCCAGCCGGCGAGACAACCTGCGGAACTAAAAAGTCAGTGGTATCCGTTGGATTGGACTGCTCGCCGAAAAAACGTTTTGTGTTGTCCCATAAAAGTCGCATAGGAACGGCGAAGAAGTGAAAATCGATCCAGATATTATCCATCAAGGGTTTGATGGGTGTAGCAAGACGGCCGAAAGCCGTCATGTTTAGATTGAAGGTGTCCCCGGGATAAGCGAGCGCCAGATAGACAGGGGCGATCTCGCCCATTTGTAGCGTAGTGAGGTGACCCCGAGAACGATCGAATTGAGATCGGGGGATTTCAGCCGGAGGAACCTTAGAGAAGTCATGCACCATTACTGAGTTCATTTTTTACCCCTTGTAGGACCTCAATTTTTGGAACGGGAGGATTTTCGTTAATGTATTGGAGACCGTTCCCATGATTAATATGGACATTGTTGTCGACAAGCAGACCTTTGTTGTCGTCGAAGATACCAATTTCGAATAAGGTGTAGTCCCCGGGGTGTGCATTGAAGCGTGATTTTGGGCTTTTAACGGCATCGGAGAACATCCGAATACCGTCGCCAGACATGCGAGTATAGAAAGGCATGTCATAACTTTCAGATTTGGAATCATACACGCTGAAGACTCTGAGGATCATTTTCGTAGCTCCGTTTTTGTTCGTTTAGACGTATCGCGAGGACTTCCCCTCGCTCTTTAAGCCGGAACGAGTCGATGGGTGTTTTGAGATAGGCTTCGCGTTTGCGGAAGCGTTCACCCATAAGGCGCCGGCCCTGCTTGATGGAATCATACATCGCAGGAGCAGATTTTGCAAGTAAGTTTGTGTAATAGTCAGGAACTTTGAGTTTACGTCCATTCTGAACAGCATAGTCTCTAGGGAAGACATCTTTTTGCCATTTGTCGTACCAGCCGCGACCGATGCCCGGTCGACGAGACATTGTTACATATTCTGGTTTTCGCCCTTTATAATGTTCTGAAGCCTTTTGGCCTGTAATTTTTTTAAGCGCGTAGCGTGTAACATACGCCGCCGACTGGGGCGTGAGATCGCCCACAGTAGAGAATCCATGGGGCCAAAGACGAGAGAGAAGAGGCGAGACAGAGAGGTTCCCATAGGGTGTTTTTTTATAGAGGACCTTGTCGGGGAAGTCGTAACCGAAGATGAGAGCATGGTGATGGGGACGTTGAAGTTTGTCCCCGTACTCCCCGACTTGGAAGAAACGGATAGGTCCTATTGATTTTCTTAGCCTTTTGAGAAAAAGCTGTATATCGCGAAGATTAAGTGAACCGTCTGCAGGACAATGACGATCGTCATAGGTGAGAGTTAGGAAAGAGTTCTCTTTGTGTAGGCTTGCCTCGTGGACGCAACGGAGCGCCCATTGGCGGCCTTTTTCGAGACGGCAGCCGAGACATTGCCCACAGCTTATCTGCAACCCTTTTGACAAGTTGCCCGGCCGTTTGAATACCAATGGACGTTTCCCATTGGGTGAAGTAGCGCCGGGCCATGCGTCTATTGGGTTATGGCAACCCATTTACCTAGAGACGAATACCGCCCCTCATAGGGCCGGCGCCTGACTGAGAAGCGTAGTTTTTCCGATTAACGTTTCGTGCGCCTTTGTAGAAGTTGCGTTTGCTTGCGCTTCGGCTCATTTTTCGACGGAACATAGGAGTCCTTTTTAATCAAGATTAGAACCAAACCTTAAGACTTGTTTTCTGGGCGCTGTCGCGCAGAAACATTGGTTGTTCAGACTCGCCGTAAACGCGCCCTGGGGGGGGCGCAACGGCAAGCCTGCCAACTCCCAATATCCACGACCGTAAGAGAGACAGCAGGCTGATGTTATTTAGAGTTGTTTTGTTGCTGAAGTAAAACCGCAGTTAAAACCTATCATATTTTGAAGCCTTTGTCAAATTACCGTCGAAGGATTTTTGGGTATTGATTTTGTGTAGGTTTGGTGTTAGTTGTGCTAGTTGAGATCAAGTATATAGACTAGCACAAGCCCCAACCCCACCCCGAACCCCGCCCCGGCCCCCTTGAGGGGGCCGGGGCAGAGGCGTTTGTTTTATTATTATTTTATTTTATTGAAAGAAGGCGGGGATCGTTCCGCCATACCCATTTGATCCCCGATGCATAGAGAACCCCCGGGGAACGGTTAACCCCGGGGGTTTGAGGGAGATGCAGACTACGCTTTAGGCGTGTCTTTTAATTCTGAATTTTTAGCGGCAGAAGGCTCTGCCGGAGGTTTAAGGAGGCCAAGATCGATGGCCTCTTGACGATTAGAGGGATTTAGAAGGAATTCCACCATTTTATTGGGTGAGTTAGCGAATCGGTCCCGGACACGTGCCGGAAGCGCCTGAAAGGCGTTGTTCGCTGTCTGGATGCGTTCTAGGGAGGCTTGGTAATCCCCAAGCCCCACGCAATCCAGGTAGATAGGATCTTTTGTGTTACGGGAGGTCCAAGCTCCCGTTTTTCGAGCGCGCTCGATGAGGAAGTTGATATCCGTCTCAGGAGCCTCGCTTTGAATAGTCATGGAAGGTTCGGTAAAGATAATTTTCTTGCGCATAGGATTCCCCTTTATTTTGCGTGCTTCGCAACGCCATAGCCAAGAGCGGCTTGAGTACCCAATTTACCTAACGGAAGAAACCGTTCGAGGATGGCATCGGTCCACCCGAAGGCTTTCGGGTACATAGATTCAATGCGAGCTTTATTTTGAGCGGTCACGGTGTTCGCTTCGATTAATTTTCTTTGCGCTTCGGCCAAATCGCCCTGTTTGTGAGCCGCCAATTCTTGGGCGCCCATTAACCAGCGTCGCCCATGGCTTTCCATTAAGTCCGATTTAAGCCTACGTGCTTGGAGCGCGGAGCTGATCGCGCCTTCGGCGACGTTATCGATTGAGTAGCTTGCACCTGAGGGAGAAGAAGCTCCCCCTTGTTGATAGGCAAGCATGGGATTGAGGCCGGCGGCCTTCATGTCCGCGGTGGCCCTTTGGTAGGCAGTGGAGGACATTCGTTCTTGGAACTCCATTTGCTTGTTGAGGGCTTTGCGGGACGTTTCCGCCCCATAAATACCACCAACAAGGCTACCAAGGCCAGCGGTGATAGACCCAATATCGAACATAAGTCATCGTCCATTTAAAAGTGATCGATCATGCCCGGCACAGAGTAGACCGGCATAGGCCGAGCGGCCTTAACTTTGAAGTACATATCCAAAAGGATATGGGGTTCAGTAGGGACAGCGATCACACGATCGATCGGAGGGTTTTCGACAATGAATTGTGAGCTGAGCGTCGGAAGAGACCCGAAGTCCTGAGCCAAGTGCCAGACATCGAGAGGGGTTCCCCCGGTCTCATTTGAGTTGAATTTTCCGCTCACGATCGATTTGTCGTATTTTGCTTCCGCCCAGCGTTCTTGGTAACCGAACGTTTCGTCGTCAACGGCGGAGCCTTGAGCGTAGATTTCCTTTTTTTTGATTGCCCGCTCGCCGAGGTGAGACAGCGCCGGCCAGTAGAAGTCGTATTTGGAGCGATAGGACCATTCGGCCCATACTCCCTGTTGATAATGTAGATCCGACCGAGTAGAAGCGAGCCCCATAACGATACAGTGTTCGCTAAACGTTTTGGTAAAGCCTGCGCTATTAAC